CACTCCCACGGGTGGAACGGGGACCTGGGTTCTTGTCACCGGCTGTCCTCAGTCGGCCGGCGCCGCACCCGGCGGAACGTCCACACAGATCAACGTTTGGTGGAAGAAAGCAGTCGCGGGGGACACCGCACCGTCCGCGCCCAATGTTGGTTCGCACCAGATTTGCTACATCGTTGGCGTTGTTGGGGCTGATACGACCAGTCCGATTAATATAAGCGGTGGCGATGCGGAAACGTCTAATCCGACAACTGTTACCTGGCCTTCCGTAACTACTACAGTTGCCGACTGCTTAATCCTTCTTGGTCTGGCGACCGGCAACGATCTAGCGACCGCGGCTAGGCTTTCGGGCACACCGACTAATGGAAACCTCACCAGTATCACGACTCGTCAAGATACGTGCACGAATGTCGGTGATGGTGGCGGCCTCACAGTTGTTTCCGGTGTTAAGGCGTCGGCCGGTCCCATCGGTACAACATCGGCTAACCTTGTGGCTGGTACTGGCTCTGGTCAGGGTCGTATCGTCATCGCGGTTAAGTCTGCTAGTGGCGATGCCAACGCATCCGGAGCTACGGTCACGGCTGTCGGCTCGGCTGTGGGCGGTGCGGCTACTGGTGGGGCGAGCGCTGCCGGCGCGACAGTTTCGGCAGTTGGGTCAGCACTTGGCGGTGCTGCAACTGGCGGCGTTACGGCCGCTGGTGCAACAGTATCTGCGGTCGCCTCCGCGGTCGGGGGTGCCGCAACGGGCGGGGCTTCGGCTGGTGGGGCGACCGTTACAGGCGTTATGTCGGCCGTGGGCGGGGCGGCTAGCACTCCAGATGGTAACGCGTCTGGTGCAACTGTTACAGCGGTTATGTCGGCTGTTGGCGGCGCTGCAACAGGGAGCGGGGCTAGCGCGGCTGATGGCGCGACTGTCACGGCAGTCATGTCCGCGATCGGTGGCACAGCTACAGGCACTACGCCGAATGGAAACGCTTCTGGCGCGATAGTTTCGGCTATTGGGTCTGTGATAGGCGGAGCGGCCACAGGCGGAGCAGCAGCTCTTGGCGCAATCGCCGCAATGATCGGTTCAGCTATCGGCGGGGCCGCGTCGTCGTCTGAAGATGTGGTCAACCGCTACGGACATATCAACGGAAGTTTCCAAACTGTGCTACCTTGGGGGAGGCTGAACGGCACTTGGTATGAAGCGATCCCCTACGCCAAGCGTAACGGCGTGTGGATCGAGCTATGAGGCTGTGATGGGCACGATTTGGGTCCGTGAATTCGCTGGGGGTCTCGACACCAGGCGTATGCCTGAGACGACGCAAGGCGGCGTTCTGATCAAGGGCGAGAACGGGCACATCACTCGCGGCGGCGAGTTCGAGAAGCGTGCGGCTTTCATTCCTATCTACGAGCTTCCGGCGGGCACAGTCGGCCTTGCTACGACCCGAACCTCGCTTCTCGTTTTCGGCCACGGCGCCGATCCCGGCACGCCAGCAGGCGTTGATTTCCAACAACTGACACATGGCGGTGAGCAACTCGTCGCAGTTCCTTCATACGATCTATTCGCCGGTCTGCCTTATGTCGTGGGTGAATTCGCGGACGGCACGCTAAACCACTACTACGACGGCACACTCATTGAAGATTGGTTCGATGGACGTGCCAGGGCAACGTTCCAAGTCGTTGGGGGTGATGGATCATCGGAACTGACCGAGCTCACTGTGAACGGCATCTCGGTCATCAATTCGACGCCGGTAGCGTGGACGACGAACAATTCGGCTACCGCAGCAGCTATCGCGGCGGCGATCGTGGCCGATACCTCCACACCGGAGTACACGGCCACTTCGTTCGGCGATACGGTAACGGTTATTGCCGATGATCCTGGCACGGGTCCGAATGGCTTTGCCGTAGTGACAACTGCCGGGTCTGGTTTTGTCGTTTCCCCGTCGAGCGGATTGGTTCTCGCCGGCGGTGCAGACAGCTCCGTAACGTATCAGCCAGGTCCGTTCGTCAGAACGATCAATCGGAAGATTTACGCCCCCTCCGGGCCAAATCTTCATTTTTCGGGTCTCAGTGAGCCGACGCAATTTACGACCGACGTGACCGGCGCTGGCTTCATCGATATGTCGGCCAACGCCTCCGGCGCCGAGGAGGTTGAGGCGGTTGCCACTTACCAGGGCTACATCGCCGTCTTCTCCGAAGGCGTGACGCAGATTTGGTATGTCGACCCGGATCCGACGCTCAACCGAATCATCCAAGTCTTGAACAACACCGGCACCGGTTCGCCGCGCTCGGTCACGCAGTTTGGCGACAACGACATCTTCTATCTCGATGAGAGCGGACTTCGCTCTCTCCGCGCCCGTGACAGCTCCAACGCCGCGGCAACGACCGATATCGGTGTGCCGGTCGACAGTCTGATCGTCGAGAAACTGCAGAGTTTGAGTGCCGAGGAGCGGGAGAAAGTGTTCGGCCTCATCAACCCGATCGACGGCCGTTTTTGGCTCTGCATGATCGATATGGTCTTTGTTTTTTCTTTTTACGCCAACGCGAAGGTGAGCGCATGGACGACGTACGTGCCGAGTTACGTGGAAGACGACGAGACGATCGGATTCGAGATCGAGGAAGCGGTTGTCTTCAATCGGCGCGTTTATCTTCGGTCAGGAAACCAGATATTCGTCTATGGCGGCCTCGACGCGGCCCCAACGTACGACGCCACAGTAGCGACCGCATGGCTACCCTATTTCGACGCCGACAGGCCAACGCAGCAGAAGGAATGGTCGGGGATCGATGCCGCGCTGGAAGGAACGTGGGAAGTGCGTGCAGCGATGCAGCCGACGAGCCTGGATACGTCCGATCTCGTGGCGACATTGGCAGCGACGACCTATAACGCGCAGCGAGTGCCTGGTGTCGGCAGCTCGACGCATCTCAGTCCGCGGTTCGAGAGCAGCAATGACGGCGAAGCGAGGTTGAGCGCTGTGGTTCTTCACTATTCGGGTGGAGGCGACGAAGGATGATTGAGGGCTTCCTTGTTGGTCTCGGCGTGGCTTTGGGGCTTGTATTAGGAATCGTTGTCGGAGCTACTCTCGTCTATCTGATCATCCTTTTGTTAGGCGGCAAGTGAGGGGTAGCGCGTCGAAGCGGTTAGGAGTAAAGTCGTATTGACCCCGATAAGCGCGGAACTCGGGAACCCGCACTCCTAGATCGTCTGGGCCAAGGAGTGCAGCATGGGTCTCTTCAGTTTCATCGGTAACCTCTTCGGCGGAGGAAACGACGCTAAGAAGGAAGCCGATCGAGCCCGAGCCGAGGAAAGGGCTCGGCAGAACCGTATCCGTGGCGGTACGCAGCGGATCGGTGACATCTTCGGTCAATTCACGCCGGACTACTTCACTCGCCAAGGGCAGAGTTATCTCGACTACGCCACGCCGCAGCTGGAAGACCAGTACCGGGACGCTCAGAAACAGTTGGCGTTTTCTTTAGCGAGGAGCGGTAACACCGAGAGCTCGGTTCGCGGTGACCTCGCCGCAGAGTTGGAAAAGACATACGGGCTCGGTCGGCAGAAGCTCGCCGATCAAGCATTGGATCTCGGAAACCGTTCCCGGGCCGCGATCGAGGATGCCCGTGGCGGTCTCGTCTCGATGCTGAATTCGACCGGTGATGTGGAAGGCGCTACGCAAGAGGCAATTCGGCGAGCCTCGATCCTGTCGCAGCAGCCGCAGTTTTCGCCCCTCGCCAATATGTTCGCCGACTTCACGGGCATCCTAGGCACGCAGCAGGCGGCTCAGAAGGCGTACGAGGCGGGCGGCGTGGTCGGACCTATCCCAGCACTGTTCCAGAAGCGCCGTGGCACTGTGGTGACAACCTGATGCCCCTACCTCTGCTCCTCGCATCGATGTTCTTGTCGGCAGCGTCGACAGGAGCCAACGCTCTCGCCCGTCGTAAACAGGAGGGCGCCCGTCGAAGCGCGCTCAGCGGCGAGCGTCGTCGTCAAGCCGGTTTCGATCGTGAGATCGGCGGGTTGAACACCCGCAGCCAGGACCGCTACTTGGATTTCGCCGGGCAGGAAGCCGAAACAGCTAAGCGCCTCGGCGACTATCTCGCTGCCCAATCGGTAGTCGGGCCGACCGATCCGAATGTCATGGCGCCATCTAGGAACGCTATCGTGACCCGCGAGGCGGCGAATCGCTCGGCCGACGCCGCACAGTTTGTGGGGCAGCAGGGCAGAGCGCTCGGGACGATGCGGGCGTTCGGTGATCTGCTCGGCGATATTGGATTGCAGCAGGGCCGAGACGCTTCGCAGATCGGCCAGCTGGCCGGGTTCAAGCGCGCTTCGACGGGTATCCTGCCATTCGAGCTAGAGGCGGCGGCACAGCGCGGTAAAGGACTGCAAACACTTGCCGACATTCTTGCTGCCGCGAGCCAAGTGACGGGCAACATAGGCAGCAACCCGGCACTCGGGAAGCAGGGCGTATCTGCTCGCTTCGGCGACATCTTCAACAGGAGATAGGGATGCCGAGCGGCATTAAGACGAATCGTTTTAACGACCCTGCCTGGGCACAGACGGCTATGAACGTCGCCTCGTTGTTCGCTCCGCCGAGCGCAGCGGATGCGGCGAATTACGCCCTGGCGGCCGAACGGAAGCAGAAGATAGATCAGCTCGCACAGCTCTTTGCCAACCCTAACGATCCCCTCTTCGATAAACGCAACATTGCGGTTGGGAACTATGCGCCTACGCAGAGTTTTGAGGCGCTGCGGACCGAAGACGCTACGAAGCGCTTCGATATTCAGACTGACGCCGAGACTGCTCTGGCTGAACGTCGATTGCAAGAGCAGGGAGCTTTCGCTCGGCAAATTGCTGAACCAGTGATCTTGGATCCAGGTCAGTTGGCGCATCTCCCGGCGCAAACTTCGGCTGGCACGGGGTTGGCTCCTACTCTTTTCGGAGCGCCGAAGCCCCTTTCGGAAACGGAGATGAAGGCGATTATCCTCAGCGGACTCCCGCCGGAGGAACAGCGGGCGGCGGCGTTGTCTGATGTTGATTGGACCGATGTCGTTACGCCAGAAGGTCCGCGGATTGCGATGGAGGCGAACTCTGAAGGGCTGGAGCGGTATTTCAACCAAGGCGCCGAGGCGAAGCCGACGAACGGCCTAGCGGTGATCAACGGCCAGCAGGTTGCCGTGGTACAACGCCCTGACAATAGCTGGGTAGAGGCGCAAACAGGAACGCCGATTCCGGCCGGCATCCCGGTCTATGACATTCCGAAGCCACAGGGCACGGCTGAGGAGATTGGCCTCGGGAAGCCGGCACAGAATGACGTCCAGAAGCGATTGATCGATATTAGGTTAGCGAAGGATACCGCCACGACACTTCGCAACAAGATTGCAGAGTCGCCTGCTTCGCAGGGCGCCGTCGGCTGGCTTCGTGGTACGGCGCAGAATGTCATTCAGACCGGTGGCGAGCTCGGTACGTATTTCGGCGGGGGTGTTGCGGATGTGAACAACGCTATCGCTTCCGGTCTTGCCGACGCCGATCTAGCGGGATCGTTCGACGTGAATATCCCGGCAATCGAGATGCTCTCTAATCTGCTGGCGTTCCAATACGCAAAAACCACTACCGGAGAGCGTTTGTCCAACGAAATGCTACGGACGACAAAGACCGCGCTGGGCTTGGACGGCTTGACAGCTAACCAAGCGTCGTCGATCGCCCGACTCAACCAGGCTATTGAGCGTATCGAAAGTCAGGAGCAGATCCTCGCCGACATTTTGGGGAACGGTCTTGGTACTGGCGGAGGCACTTCGGCTACTGCGGTAGCCAATGGGACGACTACTACGGGTGAGCTACCAGTTATGGCGACACCGGAGCAGGCGAGCGCTTTGCCGAGCGGAACGCGCTTTAAGACGCCCGATGGCCGTGTACTAGAGGTTCCGTAATGGCCGATCCGTGGGCTGGTTTCAAAGTCATCGATCCCGGGACTGGCGCTGATCCGTGGGCAAAGTTCAAAACGGTCGATATGTCGACCGTGGAGAAAGCTGCTGCCGTTCCCGCCGAGGAAGAAGCGTCGATCTGGGAGCGGCTCGGCTCCGGCGCTATGGGCATAGGCGAGCAAGCAGTTCGGGGCGCCGCGGCCGGCGTAACCAATATCCTCGGTCTGCCGCAGGCATCTTCGCAGATGACTCGCAGCGCGCTTCAATTCGGAGCGAATAAGCTCGGTGCGCCCGATTGGGTGGATCCTGCCATCGAGGCGCTTACTCCCTTCGCCACGGCTCTCCCCAGCGCGGAAGAGATGCAGCAGGTCATCGGGGTCGACAATATCGAGCCGCAAACCGGCCCCGAACGTTTTGCACGCCGTATCGGCGAAGAGCTCGGAGCCTTCGCTGTGCCAACCGGTGCTGCCTTGGGTATTGCCGGTAAGCTGGGCGTCGAGGGCGCGCGAAAGTTGCCGGGACTCGCTAGAATGTTCATTGAGCCCGCAGCGGTCAACGCGCCGCGCTACTTGGCGAGGGAAGGAGCCGTAGCGACTGCTGCTGGAGCAGGCGCCGCTACAGCCAATGAGATGGTCGATCCAGAGACGACGAAAGGGCAGATCGCCGATGTGCTCGGCGCAATCGCCGGCGCGACAGGCTACGGTTTAGCAGCCAACACAGCCAAGAAGGCCGGTGAGATCGGTTTAGCTATAACAGGATCGAAGACCTACTCCGACGACGTTGTGCGTCAGGTTGTGACTGATACGCTAGCCGAGAACGCCGGGCTCACCCCAGCCACTCCGCGCGATGCAATCGATGTGCAGCCACTCATCGAAGCAATCGAACGTGGTCCGCGTGTATCCGGCATAGTTCCGGGCTTCCAGGAGAGTTTGGCCGATCGCACCGGAAACCCGGGGCTCGCCGCTCTGGAATACGGTCTGCAGAGCCGCGGCGGCTTCACCCAACGCAACAAAGAGAATATCGAGGCCGTCGATGCAGCGCTCCGGCAACTCGAACCGGAGGGGCAGCCTGGCGCTCTCCGGACCGCATTGAGCGATGAACGCGATATGCGAATCGGTGAAGCGAACAGGCGCGTTCGTGAAGCGGAGGACGCAGCGCGGGAGGCCACGGAAGTCATTCGTCCGCAAGGAACGCCAGCGGCTCGAGGCGAGATTGTCCGTACAGCTTTGGAAGACGCTCGCGAGGCAGCACAGCTGCGGACCGAAGAGGCTTACGGCGCGGCCGATATCGACGGCATTCCAATCGATCCGGTCCAGGTCCGCGACATGCTGCAGAACGTGGAGGAGGGGCTTACAGCGATTGAGAGAGGTCTTGTTCCGCAAGGTATCATCGACCGTGTAGCAGCACTCGGACGGCGAGCTGAAGAGGCTCCGGTCGAAACCGGCGTAGTGGATATGTCCGGTCGCCCTATTACTCGCCCACCTGCTCCGCTTGAGCCTGTCCCGCTGAAAGAAGTGACCGATCTTCAATCGGAGCTAAAGCGGTTCAGGCGAGCTGCCCTCGCTGATCCAAAGGCTGAACGCGGTGGTCGGAACGCTGCTCGGGTAGCACAGCGCTATCTGCAAGCTGTGGATAACTTTGTTAACAGTCAACTTACACCGGAGCAGATAGAAGCGGTCGAAACGGCCCGCGGCGCCAAGTTGGAAGAGGCCGAAGCGTTTACCCGGGCCGGGGATCCGGTTTCCGCGGCGCTGGCTCGATACGAGGGCGGTCAGCCCCGTATGCGGGACGAGCGCGTTGCTTCCGCGTTTGTAAATCCGCAGGCGATGGACCGGCTATTTGCCCAAGCCGATACACCGCAGGTTCGTGCCGCCATCGAAGATGAGCTTCTCGCTCAGGCCGATACTAGCACGGTCGAAGGGGTTCAGCGTTTTATGGCGGATCACGCAGAGCAGATTTCACGCTTCCCGGGGCTTCAAGATGAACTGGACGCCGCGCTGCGTGCTCGTGGCGCTGAGCGAGTTGCTCGAGAAAATGAGAGAGGGGTCGTCAGTCAGATCGGCGAAAAAGGAAAAGGCACCGTCGCCGAATATCTGCGCTACGGCAACGAGAACGCTCGTAAAGCGATGGAGAGTGTGCTCGCGGCCAAGGATCCTGCCAGAGCGGCTGACGAACTCCTGACCTTCGTCGATGACGCTCCGGATGCTGTGCAGGGCGCTCGTAAAGTGTTCTGGGATATCATGGAGCGATCTTCTCGCAGCAAAGGCGAGACGACCTCCACTACTGGCGGTGTGCAGCCTTGGATGCCGGCGCGATTGATGCGGTTCCTGGATGACCCAGCCAAGCAAGCCGTCGCCGAACGCCTGTGGCGAGATGATCCGGCGCATCTCGATAACATTAAATTGATCGCCGAGACGCTCCAGAACGTAAATCTGCGTAACAGGGCGCGCCCCCCGAGCGCCTCCGGCACAGCGATGGGAGTTAATCCGCTGCTCACGCCGGAGAACCTGCAATCGCGCTGGTACGCCTATCTGAGCGGCCGAATCAGCGGCTCGTTCCTGATCACCAGCATCGGCGCCGTAACGGCTCGTCGGGCCGTCAGTCGGGCCAGACAGAACGCCGTTCATCGGCTGCTCGACAATGCCCTAACTGATCCAGAGCAGGCGGCAATGCTCCTGAAGCAGAACAACCCCGCCAACCGAGCCGCGCTCGGCCGTAAAGCGAAGAACTGGTTCGGCAACGAGGCGGCGACGATCCTCGAGATTATGAACGAAGACGATGACGACGAGGATCCGGTCGTAAAGGCAGCAACGCGATGACTTTAGCAGATCTGTTCAGCCCAGAAGGTACAGCGCGGCGAAAGCTGCAAAATATGCACCCGCATAGTCTGAGTTGGAAGCAGGGCTACGATTCCTTCTGGGGTCAGAGAGATGCGGATTTCGTGCGCGCGTCTCCTGAAGAACGCGCCGCAATGATCTTGCAGGATAAGCTCTTTGAGATAGAGCAATGGCCGAAAAGAACTTACGGCAATCTTCAGGAGACGGTCGACGACACATTCGCTCAGGTTCGACCAGATATGATGCCCAGCTTGATAGCACGGCTATTTGGCGGTCGCTGATGGATGATCTCGCCGCGGCAATCCTCGCTTCCTCCGAAAATCTCGGCATCGATCCGGTCGACCTGGCGACGGCGATCTCCTATGAGACGGCCGGGACATTCGATCCCTGGAAAGCCGGGCCGACGACGAAGTGGGGCCAGCATCGCGGCTTGATCCAGTGGGGCGAGCCTCAGCGAGCTGAGTATGGCGTCCGGCAAGGTATGCCGGTAGCCGATCAACTGCGGGCTGTGGAGAAGTATCTGCGCAAAGCCGGCGTGCGCCCCGGGCACGGTCTGCTCGACGTTTACTCGGCTATCAACGCCGGGAAGGTCGGACGCTACGGCGCTTCCGATACGGCCGCCGGCGGCGCCCCAGGCACGGTAAGAGACAAGGTGCTCAATCAGATGGACGCGCATCGGGCAAAGGCGGCTGCTTTGCTCGGGCGCTCCGGGCCGGCAGTCGTGGCACAGACCCCCGCCACGACGCCGGTTCCCGCCCCTTCGCCGATCGCCTCACTGTTCCTCACTCCGGAACCTGCCTTCGTGCCGGATGCAAACACTCCGATGGTTAACGTGGTGGCCGAAGCGCAGGCAGAGCGTGCGGCGGCCGATCGGGCGCGACGGCTGGCGCTATTCAGCGGGCCGAGCTCGTTCGGCTAGTCGCTTACCAAGACCGTTTAGTCGGGTTTGTCCAGAGTGTTGACCGGCAAGCAGTTAGTCGATTCGCCGAAGACAGGACCGGGTATTTTCGGATCAGTGTAGGGCGTGTCGGCCGACAAAAAACGTTCATTTTGGGCACTCGTGCCCATCGATTCGCTCATATACCGGAGCCATTCGATAGCAGCTTTGATCAACACCTTGTTGCCTATGGAAACGCCTTTCCAATTTGAGGTTTCGAGGGCTGTAGCAAGATCTTTAGGGTCCGGTAGATGGATCATTATGCTGCCTCCAACGCTCCTTTGATCAGCTTCGCCAAGGTAGTCCATGACGATATACGACGTCAAGGGGATTGACGAACCGATTCAAACCGCGTCAGTAATTGCGCTATGGAGATTTTTTCCGGCAGACACGGAAACGTAATCAGACTTGCTCTTCTCGGCCGTCCTCGCGGCAAGCAGGCTATGAGCAGCACTCGCGACAGCGCACATCATTATCTCCCGGAACAGACGCGAGACTACATGGGCGCCCTACGCTACGTCGCCGAGCAAGTGATGGGCGATCTTCCGCCGCTCGATGGGCCGTTATGGGTCGACATACTAATTCACCTTCCGATTCCGCAATCCTGGCCGAAGAAACGGCAAGAGGCGGCCCGCTCCGGCGCCCTCCGCCCGACCGTCAAACCGGATTGTGATAATTTCTCAAAAATATGTGATGCGCTCAATTTAGTTGTCTGGGTTGACGACCGACAGATCGTCGATAACCGGCAGCGGAAGTTCTATTCCGACAAGCCTGGCCTCTTCGTCGAGGTTCGGCAAAATCCAGCAGAGGGGATCTTCGCATGAACAACGCAGAGGACGTAATATCTCGTGGTATTAATTTAATCTTACAAAATCAAATAGTCATCATGGGGATAATGATGGACGAATTTAACGACGACGAAGCGAATTCTATACTATCGCAGGCGTCAGTTCGGACCATAGACTTCCTTAAGGAGGAATTCGGTGAACAAGGCTGAGCTCCTCGACGCCGCCAAGGCCGCCGTCGCCGATCGTGGTCTGGATTACGGGAGCCCGGAAGATAATTTCGGGCGGATCGCCGACCTCTGGGAAGTGCATCTCCGCAACCGGAAGCACCAGTCAGCGCGCCTCACTGCAGCCGACGTGGCGCAGATGATGGTGTTGATAAAGATTGCTCGACTCCAGAACACCCCTAACCATCTGGACAGCTGGACCGACATCGCCGGCTATGCGGCCTGCGGCGCCGACATATTCGATCGACCTACCGAGGAACCCGTCATCGAGCGTTCACCGTATTCGCTCTGGCGGAACGGAGGAAAAAATAACTTCGATTGGTCGGACAACGCGCTTGACAGGCTGTCGGAAATGTAGGTTATTGCGACATACACCTGATTACCTGCTTTCCTGAATAATCGAGACCCGCTTGCCTGTTCCTCTGCCGACCCAGCTATCCGGAGCCGAATTCTTAGCCTCTCGGCAGGCCGCGCTCTTGGCGGATGCTCCCCGGGTCGGGAAGACGGGCGCCGCGATCATCGCCGCTGATTATTGCTGGGCCGATCGTATCCTCGTCGTCACCACGGCCTCGGGCCGAGCGGTCTGGAAACGCGGCTTTGCCGATTGGTCGGCCTTCCCTCGCCAGGTTCAAGTGCTCACGCCGAGCGATATACTCGACCCCAGGACGAACACAGTTATTGTCGGATGGGGTTCCGTCAGCGAACCGACCCTCCGGAACCGATTGCTCCAGCAGTCATGGGATATCCTGATCCTCGACGAGAGCCACTACGCGAAAAACCCCGACGCTAAGCGGACACAAGCTGTGTACGGTCCTGTAAGCGCGCTTGCGAAAAAAGCCGACGTAGTGTGGTGCCTCACAGGCACCCCAATGCCAAACGCCCCCAACGATCTATGGCCGATGCTGAACGCCCTTGCTCCTGAGCGGCTAGAGGGTATGGACTACGACGACTTCATGCACCGCTACTGCGTCGTGCGGATGAAGAAGATCTCTAATTTTCGGTCGATCCCTGTCGTCATAGGCGGCAAGAACCTCCCCGAGCTCCGGCAGCGCTTAGACGGTTTCTGGCTGCGGCGCACACAGGAGGATGTCGGGATCCGGCCGCCGATCTATGAGACCTACCCACTGCTCGTCTCAGAAACCGTACGCGCCGAGGTCGAACGTGGCGTTGATACCAGGACGGTCCTCGCCGCGGCGAAGGACGGCTCGACAAAAGACCTGGAACTGCATCTCGGTAAGCTCCGTCGCGTCACCGGCCGGATCAAAGCCCTGGCCGTCGTCGAAGCGCTGAAGGACGAGTTCGAGTGCGGGCTCGACAAGATCGCCCTGATGCACTGGCACACGGACACTGGCCGCATCCTGCGGGAAGGGCTTTCGCGTTTTGGCGTTGTCGGGATTGACGGCTCTACGTCGGCCAAAGACAGACAGACCGCCCAGGATCGCTTCCGCGACGACCCGAAGACCCGCGTCTTCGTGGGGCAGATTCAGGCCGCCGGCGAAGCGATCGATCTCAGCGCCACGGCGATGCTCTGGTTCGTAGAGACGAGCTTCGTGCCGAAAGACATGCAGCAAGCCGCGCTGCGGATCACCAACGTTAACCAATCGCGCCAAGCAATTGTGCGTGTGTGCGTGCTCGACGGCTCGATCGACGAGGCCGTGGAGCGAATCCTGCTCCGGAAGTGGAGCGCAATCAGAGAGGTCATACGATGACGGTGAGAATCGAGATAGTCGGCGAAGACGCCAAAGCCGTTCGTGCTGAAATGGATCGTCTGCTTGGTCGAGAAGTGATGAGCTTCGCTATCAGTGCCGTACCTAAAGAGGAGCCCGAACAGGAACCGACAGAAAGCGAACAAGTAACTGCAACAACCCCTTCTCCTTCCGGTGAGAATCAGAACGCTGCCATTGTCGAGCAGCCAAAACGCCGTGGGCGCCGCACCAAGGCCGAGATGGAGGCGGCCCGTGCCGCCGAGCAGGCGAAGTCAGAGCCGCAGATCAGCACCGCTCCAGAGGCCCGCGTCGGGCCGGAGGATGACCCGCAGGACGATGCCGACGAACAGGCCGAGAGTGAGGCAACCCGCCCGCCCGAGCTGACGCACGACGACATCCGCAACGCCTTCGGGCAGTACGTGAATCGCTACGGCATGGCGGCGGCACAGGAGGACGGTCAGAAGCTCTTCGCGCAAGTGTTCGACTCGGTCAAAGTCGAGAAGATCAGCGAGATTCCGAACGATCAACAGTCGCTCACGAACGCCCTCTGGGGCGTGAAAGAGATGATCGAGAAGAACCCATTCGAGAGGAAGGCCGTGTCGTGAGCGACCACGGCGCCCGTAGTCACGCAACCTGGTCCGCGTCGGCGACGGCGCGGAACATAGCCTGCCCCGGCTCGCTGACGCTGGCGAGCCGGGTCAAGGCAGTCCGCACCAGCGAGGCCGCGGCTTGGGGCACAGCGTGCCACCAGGTGGCTGAGCAATGCCTACGCGGACGTGATCCCAGCGATTTTCTGGGGGAGACTGTCGAAGTAGGAAAACGGTCTTTTGAATTCGATGAGGAAATGGTCGAGACGACCCGGGTATTCGTCGACTACGTACGTAACCGCACCAACTATGTCGGGATCAAACTTTGGATCGAGGAGCACTTCTCCCTCGCCGATCTCAATCCGCCGTTCGACGCTGGTGGGACATGTGACGCTGTTATCTATGATCCAGAGAAGAAGCGGATCGAAGTTATCGACTTGAAAGCAGGCCGGGGTGTTGTTGTCGAGGCGGTCGGTAACGACCAGCTGCGAACCTACGCTCTTGGCGCCATGCTCGCCCACCCTGGCCTCGACGTGGAGCAGGTAATGGTGACAATCATCCAGCCGCGCGCCCCGCACAAGGATGGCCGGATCCGTTCCGAAACGTTCCATGTCGTCGATCTCGTCGAGTGGACGGCCGATCTTGTTAAGGCAATGCAGCAATCACGTCACGCGATGTTGTTAGCGTCGCCCTATAACGACATGCCCATCGATCCAATTTGGGCGCGTGATTGGCTCCGTGCCGGCGATCACTGCAAGTTCTGCCCCGCTGCCGGCTTCTGTCCTGCCTTGCGCCAACAGGCGCTAGATGCCGCCGGCGTCTGGTTTGACGACAGCGATCAGCCACGCATCTCCAACTCGCCGGACGCAATGAGCCCAGAGGAGCTCGCCCAGGCGCTCAATGCTGCTGATGTGATCGGGGAGTGGATCAATGCTGTCCGCGCCTTCGCCCACCAGCAAGCCGAGAGCGGCGTCATCATCCCGGGCTACGTCCTGGTCGACAAGATCGGCCATCGGGCATGGAAGGTCGATGAAGCTACTGTAGTGAGCCAAATGCTTACCGGGCACCACGATCTATCGGTCGATCAGCTCTACACACGCAAGCTCGTATCACCAGCCCAAGCCGAGAAGCTCCTCGGCTCCAAACGCAAAGACCTGATCGCTGATCTGGTCGAACGCCCTGTCCGCGGCACCAACCTTGTCGCTGCTGACAAAACCACGCGCGAGCCGACGAAGAGCACGGCCGAGCGGTACTTTGAAACCGTTAACTGAAGGAGAAAGAAATGCCCAAATACGCACGTTCAGAGGACTTCAAGAGCCCACCCTGCCGGCTCTCGTTCGCCCAGAGTCTCTTCAAGCCGCGTTCGGTGTCAGGCGGGGCAGAGAAGTACGGCTGCACACTGATTTTTGAGAAGAACGTCGATAGAAGGCTGCTTGATGCTGCCGTACGGTTTTGCATTGTCGAGACCTGGGGCGAGAAAGGTTTGCAGCGCGCTAAGGACGGACTGATTAAGTCGCCGTTCCTCGACGGTGCCGGCAAAGAGGGCAGGAACAAAGAGACCGGCGAATTCCAGCCTGGTATGGGACCGGATGTGTTTTTCATCCGGCCATCGGCCACCGTCGATTATCCGCCGATCGTCCTCTACCGTTCGCCGAATATCCCGGCGACTGAGGAAGAGGTCTATTCCGGCTGCTACGGCTTCGCCGTGCTGAACGCCTTCGCCTGGAACAACAGCCAATCCGGCGACGGCGTGAGCTTCGGGATCAAGATGTTCCAGAAGAAATCTGACGGCGAGCGGCTTGGCGGGGGCGGCCCGATCAACCCCGAGAAGTGGCACGAGAAGATCGAGGACGCCGGCGAAGCGCCTCCTGAAACCCGCAACGGGGCCGGGGCAAGCGGTCTGTTCGGCTGATCTGTCTGAAATCACGACCAAGGAGACCTGACATGCTGTGGGCAATAGACATCGCGTTGGTTATCGGTGTGATCCTCATCTTCGTCGGGATTGGCGTTTCGATGTATTACGACGAGGAGAATCTTCCATGACTGAAATCGGTCACAACTCCGGCATCGCCGGCGATCAGCTCCGATCGTTCATCGAGCGCGTAGAGCGGCTCGAGGAAGAGCGGAAGGAATACACCGACGACATCCGAAGCGTTTACGCCGAAGCCAAGGGTTCCGGCTTCGACGTGAAAGTCATGCGCCGGATCGTCCGTGAGCGGAAAAAAGACGCCAACAAGCGCGCCGAGGAAGAGGCGACCTTCGACCTTTACGCTCACGCATTGGGGATCTTCGGATGAGCTGGCCTGAAGCATTCGCAGCAGTCGGCGGTCTATGTGCCTGGGCTCTTATCCTATGGGTGCTGTTCAGATGACCGCTTGGATCCAAACTTACCTCGGCAAGCGGTTCACCCCGCTTGCCCCGCAGGCCGACGACATCGAGATTGAGGACATTGCCCATGCCCTCGCTCACAAGTGCCGGTACGGCGGGCACACGAAGCGCTTCTACAGCGTGGCCGAGCATTCGGTCTTTGTGGCTCGCCACGCCTCCCCAGAGAACCGCCTGACAGCTCTGCTGCACGACGCCAGCGAAGCCTACCTTGCTGACGTGCCGCGACCGATCAAGCCGCATCTGCCGGGCTACTACGCGATCGAGGAAATGATCGACCGTGCCGTCGCCCGACGCTTCGGACTGACTTACCCCTGGCCGGCTGAAGTCCACGATCTCGATACGCGCATCCTTGCCGACGAGAAGGACAAGCTGATGGGGCCGGCGCCGGCAGCCTGGAACCTGCCACTGCCGCCGCTCGATATCAACATCCTGCCTTGCTGGCCGCCCGGCTACGCCAAGCAGCAGTTCATGGCGGCATTTGATATCTACACCGCACAGACGCAGGCGGCGTGATGCGCGGTAAGAGAGCTCAACCTCTCTGGACGGCCGCGGAGATCGCCCGGCTTCATACGGACTTTCTCCGCGGCGTCAGCTACAAATCGATGGCTCATACGCTCGGCCGTACGGATGCACAGGTCCGTTATCAGATCGAAATCGAGAGGGCGAAGGACCCGGAAGGCTGGCCGGCGCGCAAGCAAAAAGGCGTCAGGACAACCAACTTCCTTTACGTGTTCGTGGATGAGGGAACCAGGCAACGAGTGAGCGGCCGGGCACACCAGCGCGGAATGAGCATAAGCGGCTACGTCCGCAACCTGATCCTGCGGGACTTGGGGGCGGCATGACGGCCTATTATAACGAGATCGAGCCATTCTGCGCTGAATGGCTGCGCAACCTGATCGTTGCCGGCCATATCGCGCCCGGCGATGTCGACGAAAGGGACATTCGTGACGTTCTACCGTCCGATCTGGCCGGATATACCCAATGCCACTTCTTCGCCGGCCTCGGCGGATGGAGTTACGCCCTCCGGCTCGCAGAATGGCCCGACAACCGGCCTGTCTGGACCGGGAGCTGTCCCTGCCAACCTTTCTCCGCGGCAGGCCGCAGAGGCGGGTTTGATGACGAGCGGCACCTATGGCCCGCTTGGCACCATCTCATCCGAGAGTGCCGCCCTGCAATCGTCTTTGGCGAGCAGGTTGCGAGTCCGGCTGGCTACGGCTGGCTCGACCTTGTTCAAGCTGACCTGGAAGGAGCAAGTTACGCCTGCGGGCCAGTCGTTCTCCCTGCTGCGGGCGTCGGCGCGCCGCACGGACGGCACAGATTATGGTTCGTGGCCGACACCAGATGCAAATGCGGGAGATCGCTTTGGCCAACACCCGGACCGGATCAACCCATCTCGATCTTTCACAATCAACGATGCGGCGCGAATGACAGGCTGGCCGACGCCAAATTCAACGGACGGAACGAGCGGACCGGAGCCGAACGGCAAGACGGGTCGAAAACTGCAGACACTCGCCGGTTGGACGACACCCCGTGCACACGATTGGAAGGGAGGACTTTCGCCGAGCGGGAACTGTCGGAGAAATCCAGGGAAATATTTTCTTCCAGATCAAATATCCATGTTGACATTCTGGAGCACACCACGGGCCAACAAGTGGGGCTTTCCAGACGCCCATGGATCGATGAAGGGGCCGATTGGATCCCCTGCCGAGACGGCAAGCTCCGGCCAGTTGAACCCGGCACATTCCCGCTGGCTCATGGGGCTCCCGCCCGAGTGGGACGCCTGCGCGCCTACGGCAACGCGATCGTCCCGCAAGTCGCGGCGGAGTTCATCGCGACCTACGTCGATATTCGACTGACCGAACCGTCCGGAATGACGACCGACATATTCGCATGACGCTCCATATCGATTTCGAAACGACCTCCGATGTCGATATCCGTCGGCGCGGCGCCTACGTCTATTTCGAGTCGCCGCACACCCGCCCCCTGATGGCTTCCTACATCATCGACGGCGAGATCCGCCGCTGGCGCCCACCGGACCCCTGTCCGGATGACATCCGAGCACACGTCGAGAGCGGCGGCACGATCACCGCCCACAATGCGCAGTTCGAGCGTCTGCTCTGGCAGATGATCCTGACGCCCCGCTACGGCTGGCCGGAAGCCAAAACCGAGCAGTTCGTCTGCACAGCTGCGACCGCTGCGGCCCTGTCACTGCCGCGCAATCTTTTTGGGCTGGGCTCAGCGCTCGACCTACCTGTCCAGAAAGACAAGCGAGGGGCAGCATTAATCAAGAAGTTCTCGATGCCATATACGCCGAGGGCGCCAAGAAAATCACGAAAGGATAAGTCGTGAACACTTTTGATAGACTCGTGTTTGGATTTACCTGTGGGTGTATAATAGCGGCCTGTTGGCGCTACATGGGAATAATATAATAGTGACCCTTCATTGGAATTCACCGGAAGATTTCCCGGAGGATTTCGAGCGCTTCCACGACTACTGCGACGACGACGTTCGCACAGAGGTCGAAGCGCATCGCCGGATGATCCCACTCTCCACTGAGGAGCAGGAACTCTTCGTTCTCGATCAGCGCATCAATGACCGCGGCATCCGGATCGACATCAAGTCAGCATTTGCCGCTATCGAACTCGCCGAGAAGGCGAGAGCGAAGCTAAATGACAGTCTGTATCGCGTCACCGGTCACGCCATAGACACCTACACGGCGGTCGAGCAGCTAACTGCATGGATACGAGGAGAGAATATCCGACTGCCGTCTCTCGCCAAAGCTGATGTCGATGCCATACTGAAAGAAAGGATACCCGAACATGTCCAGCGCGCCATCGAACTCCGTCAGGAAGCCGCAAAAACTTCGGTCTCGAAACTCCAAACCTTCTTGGATCGATGCAGCAAAGACGGCCGCATTAGGGGCGCTTTTCTTTTTAGTGCTGCTGGCACTGGCCGTTGGAGCAGTGTGGGCGCCCAGCTCCACAACCTGCCCCGACCCCGTAAGCAGTTCTCTGACGCACACCTTGACGCCCGAACACTATTCCAAGCCATTCGGTTGGCCGATCCCGAATGGCTCAAATTCCTCTACGGTGATGAAATCGGTAAAACCCTCCATCTGCTCGCCGACGCCATCCGCGGGTTCATTTGGGCGGCCCCGGGCCATGACCTGCTTGTAGCAGATTACACCGGCATCGAAGGCGCCGTTCAAGCTTGGTTCGCCGGCGAGCAATGGAAGCTGGACGCGATGTTCGGTGTCCTCGCCGATCCGACCCTTCCAGACATGTATCGTCGTACCGCTGCCGGAATCTACGGCATCTCGGCTGACAGAATATCGAAAAAAGATAACCGCCGACAGGTCGGTAAAGTCGCCGAGCTCGCATTTGGGTACCAAGGCGGTGTTGGTGCCATGCTTAAATTCGCCCAGGCTTACGGTCTGGATCTCGATGAGATATTCGATTCCATCTGGGATGCCGCCATACCAGACCGCTGTGAACGAGCCGAAGATCGCTACGATGAGTGCTTCGCCCGTAACGAAATGGCTGCACAACATCTCTCCCGAGAAGCATGGCTGGCGGCCGAGCTCGTCAAGGTCGGCTGGCGCGCCACCAACCCGGCGATCGCCGCTTCCTGGAAGCTACTCGAAGGGGCGATCTGGGAAGCGATCCTCAACCCAGGACAGAAGATCGACGTGCTCCGGGCCGCCTATCTCGTCAAGAATGGCTTCCTGTGGTGCCGGCTTCCGTCTGGCCGATGCCTGGCCTACGGAAAGCCTGCGATCCGGGAGATGATCGTGCCGTGGGCCGATCCGGAAGAGGATGAGGACAAAAGAGAGCGGCGTCCGATGCCAACGGCGCTAGGCGTCAACAGCGTGACGAAGAAGTGGGAGCGCTTCGCCCTCTACGGCGGCTTGGCTTTCGAGAACATCGTTCAGGCGATCGCCCGGGATCTTCTCGCCAATGGCATCCGAAAAGCGGAAGCGGCCGGCTATCCGGTCATCGGCCACGTCCACGACGAGATCATAACCGAAGTACCGCGCGGCTGGGGCGACGTAGGGACATTCGAACGGCTGATCTGCGAGCTGCCTGCCTGGGCAGACGGATTGCCGCTCACAGCGTCAGGATGGCGCGGAAAGCGCTACCGAAAAGACTAAGCCGCGGTCACGTAGTCGCCGCTCACCGTTAAGGTTATTCCATCGGCGGTCAGCGCAGTGGTTTCGTCCGTTTTGCGCACAAGAAGCGTGCTCAGAGAGGAAATCGCCACAACCTCAAACCCAGCAGAATTTTGGCGACCCATAGCCGTGAACTGCTCCGCCGGTGTAAAAGGCAGTGCCAGAATAAGATTCCCGGTTCCTGTGCCCCGAGTCGTGATTGTTATATTTGCATCGAAATGCACGAGCCGTCCGAGCTTAGTCCACTTCATTGACATGGACGCCGTTGTAAGCGTCCCGGTTCCGGAGGTCGGAGCCGTTGTTAATGTGCCCGTCGTCTGCACCCCCGGAGTATTCCGTACAACGTTCGTCGTACCTAGATATTCCGATACGCCGACAGGCAATAGATTGTTGCCGAGATGGATTTCAGGCGTCGCCGTCGAAGCCGAGACGAGCCCCTTCGGATTGCCGTCGTTTTCCAACAGGCTGCAATCCTCGACGAAATACTCATTCGCGATTGTATCTGTTATCGCAATCGCCGCGACCCCAGCCGTGTTCACACGGTTGTAGCCGTCGAAGGTCGCCCCCTTCACGAACGCCCGCGGACTCGTCCGGATGTCTAGGACATTCTCGCCCATGTCCTTGAAATAGCCACCGAGCAAGCGGGCGTCATCACAGCTCTGCAGCTGGATCGCTCGTAGGACAGAGCGAGCTGTCGCGCCCGTATGAATGATCGTCGGGTCTTTGATGATCAGCCCGGTGATGTCGCCGCTGTTCTCATCGCAGTTAGCCCAAATGACGATCGAAGCTGCAGGGAAATCGCCGACGATCGTGGGCTCAATGATTTCTACTCGCGGCAACGTTCCTGACGGGTTGGCTAGGATGGAATTCGTGTAGTTGTCGCCTTCGATGTAAGGACGTTCGATCCGGACAAGATCGCATGATGTGGTGGCATCCTGGGAGATGGTGATCGCGGGTACGACGCGAGTCCCGGCTCCCGGCTCCATGATAAAGCGATCACCACGAGAAACGAGGCGACGATGCGAGGCTACGTACGGTAATAGGCTCGGGTGCTCGCCGATCGAGATAGCCATGAACTGCTGTTCGCAATTATATACCGTATTGTTATCAGACCACAGGTCCTCAAAGTTCCCGTAATCCAATCCGGCCGCGTTTTCAGCGGCGAAAATAACATTGTTATAAACGTATGAATTGTCAGTTGCCTGGCCCCCTTTGATAGCTGACGGCAGTATGGCCGTAGGAACAACGAGCCCCTGTGCATTGTGCCCGCAATTTATCAGAAGGTTATCGTGACACCAAAACCCGGAAGAGCGCACCTTCGGGAAGTGTTGAACTCCATATTGGCTGGCGTCCCTTATGATGTTATGTCGCACAGTGTTGTAATTACATACCGCTTCAACATCGGGATTTGCAACCGTATCCTCGTAGCAACCCCAACCGTAGCCCCCGGCGCCGTCGAACTCGCACCATTCCGTCACGGAATAATTGCAGTTCATAAGTTGGAAGGTATGCTGATAATCCGCAGCCGGTGCAGTGCTCCGGAACTTGATCCCCCGAACGTGGATGTAATCAGTGTTACGAATCACAAACGCATTCTGACCTGCGCCATCGGCGAGCGTGATCTCAGTCAGCTCACGCCCTTCACCCCAAAGAGTCAGACCGTTCGGGGCTTCGTTGAAATCAATAGCGCCATCATCGAAGAGGTAATCGCCAGGCGGCCAGTAGAGGTTCGGCACGTCACCGGAGGCTACGTCCTCGTTCAGCTGCGTAACTGTCGCGAGGCTGTTCCCTGTACCGTCCTTGGCGATGCCGAAATCGGTGACGCTACGAACCCGAAGCTGGATAGCCTGTTTGGTCCGCAAAGGCGTCATTCGCTTGAAGTTATCTGTGCCGGCCTCGGCTTCGGCCTGCGAGGCGGTCGCCTCGACCTGAGACAGAAGCGCCTCGGCGGTGGCGATAGCCGTATTGAGATCCACGAGAGCGGCTTCGATCTCAGCACTGAGATTAGGAACGGCCGAAGCCCGGACCTTTCCTTCTGACGTGCCGATCAGCTCGAGATAATCGCGGACCTCTTGCAAGGCGTTGATGAGGTTCGCCAGATCATTGTCCAACTCGGTCCCAGGAAAATCATTATCCTGCTGAGCCTGCTGGAACTGCTGATAGCTGTAATCAGCATTAGGGACGGTGGGATAAGCCAAAGCTATATACCTCCTAATAGCCGCTTGCTATCCAGTTCACAGATATATTTCCGTTCGCACCAAACGTAGTGGCATCGGCGGTACGAGCAATAATGGTGCATTGCGTGGTAGTCGTACTTGCTGGGTCACAGCTAATGACGATCACCTTGCTATTGAAGAGACCTTGCCCGGTTACAATTACTTTTGGAGCTACGGAAAATGCAACGGGGAATGTAACTACACCTTGAACCAAGTTATTTGCAGTAAGCGCAGCTAATGTAGCTGATCCCTCCTGTTGAAGAGGACTATTCTTAAAAACTGCATTAGACCCCTTAATGTACTTAGTCATCGTTCCGTTGAACACGTCACCACCCAGGAATGTGGCTTCAACACCTGTCCAATTGTCGATATTATAAGCGATGCTCATACTTGTAGACGCCGCACCAGTTCTCTTGAATTTATTTCCACCGAAGACCCCGGTGTGATTAGCCGCATCAACCGAAATACCTATAGCAGTGTAATCGACATCGTTGTCGGTAACTTCGTCAATGTAGTTGTTGATAATTGCGCAATCGAGGTTATCACCATTCCCGATGATCCCCCGGCTACGACTATTTCGACAAGTGTTTCCATCAATCAAAGCGCCACGAGTACCCTGGAGGAATACTCCACCACCCCCTGTGGTTAAAGACCCGAAGTTTACTACAGTGTTTCCGATGAATTTGTTGTTCCTGGCGTAACCGTTTGCAGCACCCGCATAGCCAACGTTTATAAGTCCGGAATTGTTGGCGCTAAGGGTGCCTTCAACGTAGTTATTCGCTACAACACAATCACGGCCACCCGTAGCATCGGCACTATCTACATCGTACCCGACGTTAATTCCTTTATGAACGTTGTAAGCGTATCCGTTAAGGAATTTTATCGAGTCTCCTGCGTGGGTGTCCATTGCCGTATAGTAGGGGTTGTTCAGCACTCGCCAACCGTCAAATACACAGTCAGTGGAAACTGGAGCACTTGTGATGGTGTACCCGCTAACCCCACTCGGAAACTTCGTTACGGCACACCCGTAAGAGGTCGAAGGAGTTGAAGGCGCTTCTGAACCGGGGCCTATGTCCTGAACGTGTAGTTGGGTGTAACGGACGCCAAAGCAAGAAACAAACATATTCCCGGCGTACCCAACGTCGTTAACTCTAACGTTATTTAGTTTGGTATCCGCAAGGTACAACGCCCACAAACCAGCGAAACCAACATCCTCGATTCGAATATCGTCCAGCCAGAACTCGCTAACAAAGGTAGGGGCTGTGCCTGCCCCCACATTATCTGTGCCCGACACATAAATCCCGTATCCAGCCGAGTTGTAGGTTGTTCCAGCCCGAGCGCCTCGCAGGTTCAATCCGTGGATTTTCCAGCCTCCACGAAGATAGCCGCTCTCGCCATCGACGCTGCCGGGAACGAGCGTGACAAGTTTCCCATGGTTCGTCTGGTCAATCACCCAAGCGCCATTGCCTTCGATAATTTTGCCGGCCGCGACCAGCAGCCCGCCACCGGAAATATCGATCGTGTAATCGGTGTTAGCCCGCAACCGGGCTGGACTGCTATCAGCCGCCCATAGCTTCATCGCGGTTGTACGCGCCGCCAATGAACCGCCACTTGTCCAGCCGAACGCTTCGGGCAGCTTCGGTAATCGGATGTAAGTCAACGCAAGCGGCGTCACGCGTTTAGCGTTATCTGCAGCGGCGAGGATTTCAGCTTCCGTCGCTACATTGATCGGAGCCGCAGCTGCTTCTGCCTCATCCCGGGCGAGCTCGGTCGCTGCCAAAAGCGCTTCCATCTCGGCGATGATGTCTTCGATATCAGCGGGGAGGTCAGGAACTGCCGCAGCACGTACTCGTCCTTCTGACGTGCCGATCAGCTCAAGATAATCGCGGATCTCCTGCAACGTCGTGAGGACGTTAAACAGGTCGTTATCGAGCTCTGTCCCCGGGAAGTCGGCGTCGGGCGCTTCGTTCGCCGTGTAGCTGTGTTCCAGATCTCGAACGGTAGGGTAGGCCATCTCAGATATCCATCGCCACTATTGTAGTGTCGAAGTTTGATGAGCTATTAAATACGCCAGTCGTATAAAACAATTTCTCCGCAGTGCCCTCTGGAACATACGGCATCATGCAAAGAGTGGCGCCGGATGTCAGTTGGGTAAGTACCGCAGTTCCTGGTGTCCAACTAATCGCAGCCTTGAAGATATGCTCGACGCCGCTGACGGTATCTAATGCCCCCGCCCCATCAACCTGCCGAGTGAAATAAGCAATATCTGGATCATTCGGATCTGGCGTGGCCCGCCCGACAACATTCCCTTGCTCAGCTATTTGCTTCCATTCCCAAGCCGTCCCGTTCCAGCGGGCCTGACAAAACCGGGTATTGCCGCTCACATATCGAATGAACCCAGCAACCGGATTGTCGCTGCCGTCGCGCATGACATAGGCGATATTGGCATCCACATTACCGTTGTCGGAAGCGTCATAGACTTTCGTTGGTGCGGTCACCGCGAGGGGGAGCGCTCCGAGAGAGGTTCCGTCCGTTCCGTGCCAAGTGATCGTGCCGGCCGTGTCCACCATATAGAAGTGATAGAGATCGTTGACTGCTGCATCCGGATGGCCGGTGGTGGCGATAAAGTCGATCCGATTGGCGCCGGTCTTCCGGGTCATAATGTAGGGGCGGTCATCCCACAGAACTTGAACACCCGTACTCCAAGTGGCGCCGCTGTCATCTGAATAGCTGTAGTGAGTTGTCCAGTCCGTTGTCCCCGCGTTCGTAGCGCGGTAGAACATATAAATTCGGCCGCTGGCGACTTGGTGCAGGAACGTATATGTGTAGTTTGATTGCCCGAGTTGGGAATCCACGTTTGCCGGAGTGCCCCACAATGCTCCGCTATCAGCGTTGGTCGAGATCGCTACATACTTGGCGCTGTCGTTATGCTGCGAGTAGGAGGCTATGAGTTTTCCGTCCGATGCACGCCTCAGCAAACCTGGAAAGGCATGAGTGTCGCGCTGGAAAGCGGACTGGATGATTCCTCGGGTGTAAGTTGTCCCATCGTAATCGGCCGTCGCAATGTGCCCGTCTGACGAAACTCCGCCCAAGACGTAATCGCCGGTCCCCAAGTCAATGACGGGCGTCGGCGTGCCCGTCGTAGAGATTGCGTCAAAAGGGCCGGTTGACGGGAAGTCTGTAGCCGCGGCCAGTGGTGCGCTATCAAGCCATATTGGTAAGAGCACAATGCTCTTCACTCTAAGAGGGCCAGTTTCGGGATTAATCCGCAGCCTGGTTGTTGCTGGCATAGTGACGGCAGTATCTCTCGCCGTAGAGACACCATTAAGAGCCATTCGAGTGTCGTTCAACTTCCACGTTATAGCGGCGCGGAACATAACACCTTCGCCCGGGGCGGCCGCCGTAGTAGCAGTCGCCAACGTTACGCCACCATCTATAACGTTGTATTCGAGCGCCCCGCTGCTCCCGTTAAGAAGCTGAATACGCTCGTTTGCGGTTGTGTCGTCGATACGGAACAAAGGGAGGTTCAGCGTTCTATTTAGGCGGCTGCATGTAACGATCAGCGTTCCTTCGCTGACCGGCGACCACGGAAGCGACGTAAACGGGAGGTTGTTCCCGTCATTGGCACGTGTAACCGTCGCGGCGGCGGTCGTGATCGGAGAGCTGACCTTGCTCTCATCGACGCACCCGGCGAGATCGACCCCGATCACATCTCCCGACGTGCCAAGCCGGAAGCGTACGTTCGGATTGGTAAGCGTCTGAACCGTCGTGTTCACACGGGTCCAGACATCCGTGCTTAAACTCTCCGTAACGTCATAATAGATCGTACCGCCGTCGACCGAAATCTCGACAGTCCCGGTGCCCGAGATGCGCTTGACGAATGGCGAGAAGATCCGCGCCCGCGAAGAGGCGTCAGTGATAGCTTGCGAACAGACCGCACCGGTCGCGGATGCCGTGAGACGACTAGCGCTGTTCGCGACCCCGGCGATCCCGGCAACATCCTTGACTGCTGCGCAGTTCGTCTTTGTCCAGACGGCGTTTGTCAGATCGCGGTTGTGCAGCGCTCGGGCAACCGCGGTAGCTTCTGATAGCAGGACGT